CCTCGAAATTTTTAATTGCTCTTTTATGTAAGTTATGAACATTCTGCCTTGAACAATCTATTAGTTCTGCAACCTTTTCCCAGGTGCATCCATTAATGTACCTATCTACTAAAACAATCCTTTGCTTAGTGCTACAAATTTGATTGATCATAAATCTTGCTCGCTCTCTCTCCTGCAAGAAATCACTCCATTCTTTCATAATCTCTTCTGTAACCGCATCAAGATTTGCAACTTTATCCGCAATAGTAATTGGTTGCCCTCCACTTACTTTATCCTTACTATAATCAATGGCTTGTAAACTCATGATATCTTGTCTTATTCTAAATATTTCTCTCTCCTTACACCTTATATTCAAATCAGTATCACGTATCTGATTT